CCATCAAGATAAGTGCCTCCTCCTGAGAAGTTGCAATAGTTTAAAATAAATCCATCATCTGGAATTGTAGGAGCTGGATTAGTATCAATAGCTTTCTCTCCTGCAAGTATAATAAAAGATGAATAAACTATTCTAAATCTGCGAGTCACTGTAAGTGTAGGAGCTAAGATAAAAGCTGTTCCTGATGCATTACAATTGAATAGGCATTGAGTAGCACCAATTGTACCTATAGTACCATCAAATGTCATATTACCACTATTCAAGAACGCAGAATCTTGCATGATAAAATTAGTGTAATCTCTAACAGTTCCAATAGTAGCGCAATCTGTAAAGTTTACACCAAACCAATCTATAGCTGTATTTACTCCATCCCCATCAAGATTTAAAGCTACATTAGCTTCTATAGTGATGTTTCGCATGGGTAATGAGTAGTTAGATGTAATCAGTGCAGTTCCAACAAGGCCAGTTGATTTGATTCGGCAATTCTCAGAAGAACCCCCTAAAATAGTAGTATTGATTCCACACACTAACCGATCACCAGTAAGGTCTACCACATCTGTAAAAAAGTAAGTAACTTCATTAGCTAACGTGATGACTCCAGCAGATGGTGCAGGCAAGTCAGACTTCTGGGCAACGAATACAAGTGTACCACCTGCTACAGGAGATATAGTTCTAGGAACCCAAAGTGACCCGTTGTATGTTAGCACGTTATTAGCTACAGGTGGTGTAGTTATAAGATCTACGTCATGTATCTCGTCTAGCTCATACCCATTCTGAGTCTTTACATATATCTGACCATTACCTGCGTTTGCCCTTTCAACAATACCAATATAAACTAAATGATTTGGGGCGTATGGCTTTACTTTTGTCAAAGACCCTGCCGTAGATCCTAGATAAAGAGTATCCCCAGGTGAGTAGGCAGCAGTATTTAGGTTCTGTATTACACCCTGTGTAATTATAAATCCAGTGCCATTTGGTGCTATAGAACTGCTGAAAACTAGACCTACAGTCTTAGCTGACGTAGCATCGCTAGTATTATAGGCCAACTTTACAGACATCCTGTCTCCTGCTGCTGAAAAAGCATATACAGGTTGACCCTTGTTTATCGTTACACTGTCAGCGTTTGTTACATATGCAAACATCTGATTAGGAGCTATGCCTATCATCTGAAAGTTAGTTCCGTCATAAACAACAACAAACTCCTGACCGACTCTTATATCTCCTCCAGTTATAATTACATCGTTATTTTTTACAAGATTTATAGCTCCTAATCCGTTAATGTTTAAAGTTGCGCCATTAACGTTATTTGTGTTGAACTTTATTATGTAAGAATCATTGACAGCATACGATGTAACTCCAGTAATCGTAGTTGTGTATGTATCGGTAACAGATGCTGTAGCTGTACCACTCTTCATGCCACCTCCAGAAGAACTTGGAGTAGCCCAAGTACCATCTCCCCTTAAGTAATTTGATGAGCTAGGAGTACCGCTTCCTAGTGTCGTTGGATCTAAGTAACTATTTTTAGGAAGCTTCATTATCTTCCCTAAAACTTCTATTAGCGGTCTAACTATTATCATACCGCAAAGATACAAATTACTTAGGATATACTCCGTTCCACCACTCGTACTCCGAGTTGCCTGTTTTAAACCTTACATAATGAACGTTATCAGAGTTTATCTCCTCCAATATCTCTGTTATAGTAGTTGTTAACCAATAGTCCTGACCAGAGTAGGACCTTGCGCTCATCGAACCTACAAGCATGGAGCAACCAAGAGTTGGCTTATAGTCTACCACCTTGTCAAACCTTTTATCCTCTCTCCATGCAATAGCCTCGCTCCTTGCACCTGAGTCTCCAGCTCCGTCTCTTGTTCGTCTTAAATGAAATGGCATATATTAGTTAATGTTGGTGAAAAATGGTAAATATATTGTCTATAATGTGTAAAATACTTAATAGTAGTCAGGACAGGTGCTGCCCCTGAGTATGTAAATAATTGTTCTGCAAACAATGCTATATTACATAAAGTATTGGTACTACCTGCTACTCTTGTAGCCACCTGACTATGTGTAAGTTTTTAAAATATCCCTAGAACTTACAAACTATGCCGACCCACGATTCGGAGGGTGTAGTGAGCATTGATTAAAGAATGCCGAAGCATTCTAACTAACGTTCAAGAGGCCATCCCTATCTTCGATCCATACACGTGCACATGCAGAGGGCTAATATTATTACCTGGCTCCAAGTAGCAGAGTTTTAGAAGAGACAGTATCTCTAATGGGTAAAGCTAAGCAGTGAACCCCTCACCATCCAATAGACATAACACGTTACTTGGTTTGTGTTAGTAAGTAGAGAATTTGCTCGCCCACATCTCTTCTAAAGCACTAATTGTAACGGGCATTTACTCACTCGTCTATCTTCCGCAGGTAAATATCTTATAGTACAGCTACAACGTCTCTCTCTTGGACGATTGTCAACATCTCTCCGTCTATCTTTACGTCAAAGGCATGCACCTTGTCAAAGAAGATGCTGTCTCCCTCCTTAATATGCTCGACAAGAGTACCAGGGGTGATTACAACACCCACCTGATACCTCATCTGCGACTCCTCAGCCTTAGACATTAAAAGACCACCGCTAGTCTTCACCTCCTCGTTAGACCTCTTGATAAGTATGTATTTATTTATGGCCTTCATCATTTCTCATATTAGTGATTACAACCTCTGTAGATAATATAGTAGTAGCTACAGACACAGCGTTCTTCAGTGCGTTCTTCGTCACCTTCGCTGGGTCAATAACACCCATCTTTATCATGTCTCCATACTTGTCGTTCTTAACGTCATACCCAAACCCGTCAACGTCCTTGTCAATTATAGGCTGCGCTACATCCACCTTATCTAGTCCAGCGTTCTCTACGATCTTGCTGAATGGTGATGTAAGTGCCGTCTTAAGGATATCAACTGCCGCTTGGTAGTTAGGGTCCTCAGTGTTGTCTTTAATGCGCTGAGAGGCATTAATGAGTGCTATCCCACCGCCTGGAAGAATGCCCTCCTCAATTGCTGCCGCTACAGCTCTAACCGCATCGTCAACTCTGTCGTACTTCTCCTTCTGCTCAATGTCACTGTTAGCACCAACGTATATAACGCCAACACCTCCGTCAATGTTTGCTATGCGCTCCTGCAAGAACTCCTTCTCGTACTGAACATTTGTCTCAGAGTGCTTGTTACGCAACCCATCAATGTGCTCCTTAATAGCATCGTCATCACTTGTCTCGTGACGCATGATGATTGTCTTGTCCTTAGTAACTACAACCTTGCCTGCCTTACCGAACCCATCAAAATCAATTAGCGATAGATCGTCACCAGTTGACTCAGAGTAGTAGGTAGCACCGAGCACCACAGATAAGTCCTTCATCAGATCATGCTTGCGCCATCCCATGCTAGGTGGCTGTATGTGACACGCCCTTAAGTTCTTCTTAGCGACATTTAAATTCAATGCGTTCATCGCATTTGCCGACAAGTTACCAATGATAAGTATAGGTCGGCCTGTCTTTATGACTGGCACAAGTGCCGTCTCAATGGACTGTAAGTTGTTTATCTCAACGTCAGACAGCAAAACAAATGGGTTGTCCATCACACATTCCTCCTTCTCCTCGTTTGTCACAAAGTACTTGCTCGACCAACCCCTGTCAATCTTCATACCGTGAATAATGTCAGTGTACGTAATGGGTGTCGATGAGTTCTCAACTGTAACCACGTTGACCTGCTTGAATGCGTCAGCTATCATGTCTCCAAGGTCCCTGTCATTGTTTGCCGATATAGCAGCCACGTCATTAAGCAGCTTGTCAGTAACCTTCTTAGACTTCTTGTCAAGATACCCAACAATGTTGTCAGTTATCTTGTTGATGTTGCGAATCACCTCAGTGCGGTTGTGCTCCTCCTCAATATACTCGTCAGCCGCCTCAATAAGTGCCTCCGTCAGTACAACACTAGTTGTCGTCCCGTCGCCAGCAACCGTAGATGTCCTGTCAGATGCCTGTCTTACCAGCTGAACAGCTAAGTTCTCCACTGGATCAAACAGATTGATAGTCTTCGCTACCGTTATTCCGTCCTTCGTGATGCTGATCCCACCGATATGGTGCTCTGATTCCAGTAACACCGTCTTACCTCTCGGTCCTAACGTGCTGCCTACAGCTTTTGCGATCTTAGCGATGCCGTTTCTTAACTTATTTTGACCCTGTTGGTCAAAAAATAACTGTTTTACTATCATTTTAATTAAATTTCTTGCAAATATAACTATTATTTGAACTTTTTCACCATAATTACTCCATTATTTTCTTTTTCTGACACAACCATCTCCATTGCCACGCCATTTGGACCGAAAAAGTAGAACGTCATGCAGTTCTTTACAACTGGAACGTCATCAAGATTAAAGAACTCCTTCAGCTCAGTTGTGTATAGCCTGATATCTTCCTTGCTCCCGAACATCATCATCACAGATGGAGATGCCTCTCTAGTTACCCACTCTAAGTTTCCAGCCTCAGCTATACTGCTAACCACTCTTGGATTGTTAAACGTCTGCCCTTTAGCTACCAATGATGTAAGGACTAATGCTACTGTTAAAACTACTGCTTTCATGTTACTTGTTTTTAAAGTTATAATACAAACTTACGTAAAAGAAAAACCGCCTGCCAACAAATTGTGACAAGCGGTCAATATAAATGATGAGCGGTATTATCGCTTATAAACGTCCTTACCCTTCATTACCTTCTTCTCGTATCGAATACCTTTGCGAGCCTCCTTGATGCCAGCCTTAGCCTCCGATTTTAAGTTCGTCTTCTTTATCTCCTTAAGTGAAGATATCTTTTCTTTTAATGCCGATATCTTAGCAGCAGATGATGGACCAACCGCTCCCTCGCCAGCCAGTGCCCTCTTACCAGCTTCAGCTAATTTCTGCTGACGACCATACTTAGCCTTGCCAATTACATTCTTGACAGCAGTACCAACATTCTGACCCATAACAGATCTACCTCCGCTAGAAAGCTTCTTCGTTTTTGGCTCTGGAACAAACTTATTTGGTGCTGGCTTGCTTGGAGTGCTAGATGACTTAGGCTTTATAATGTCAGCCTTTGGCATTGTTGACTGAATCTTCTTCGTAGCCAACTTATTTACATCAGTCCTAGGTGGTGTAGGTTCAGGTGGATTAAAATATACATGATTTAACCTGCCTTTAGTCTTCCACTCCTTATAAGCCTCCTCACTCAAAGCTGCATTCTGACCCTTTGGTAATTTCTTACCAGTATTCTTTTCGTAGTCCCTATTTACAGCAGACTGCTCTCGTGCTGTTAAGCCTTTCTTTTCCTTGTCTATTGGCATGGTTTGTGTATTAATTAATTAACCTTCTGCAAAGGTAGTAAATTATTTAATTGGTATCAGGTTATCGGCTCTGTTGTTCTTGTAGTCACCATCTCGTCTGGTATACTTACCATCATGCTCGTGAAATATTAACATAACCAATCTTGATATAGAAACAGTATTTCGTTTCCCATTGTCGTCAGTCATGTTTACATACATGGTCTTTGACCTATTAAAATTCGCCTGCAAAATAAACTCCTTGCTTATCCTGTGAAACCTGTCACTGTCAAATTTCCTCTTTAAAGATTTAACCTCCCCAAAGTTTGATACCTTGTAGTTTGAATAGCCAGGTATCGACTTCCATTTTTTATACATTATTTTTTGCGTTTAATATTTGCGCTTAAATTGAAAAATGAGGAAAATGTAAACGCTTCATCTTTTCAGTTGGGGATCAATCCAACCTATCCTCATACACAAATATAAGCATTTTTTATTAGCTGACGAAACTTTTTATGTAACTAGTTGTGAATCAGCTAGTCTGACGAATCGTCAATAAATACAGTATGATTTACTGACGAATTATCCTAGTGGTAGCGCGGAAGTTGACGCACTGACGATTTGTTTCTACTTATTTATATATATATGCATTTACACATATAATACACATGTATTCTTCTATTTCTTTTTTTCCGTGTAATAAGTAGTAAAATATCGTCTAGTTGTCAAGAACCTTATAAACACTGAAAAAGCGCGTCACTAAGTCATACTGTTTTTTGAAAGTTTCGTCAAGATGCTTGATAATCAGGTAGTTATGCGTCAATAACTAATGATTAGTTATTTATCCCAGAAGAACACTACCTTGATCAGAAGCAGGTTTATATGCAGCTCGTAAAAATCCTGGGGACCACCAAAGTCATCCTCACTGTAAAACTCAAACCCGACGTTCAGGCCTCTCGGTATCATGTTATGTATCTCTATCATCATACTGCAAAGATATCGATTAATACTTTCCAGACTTTTTAAAATTCTCATGTGACCAAAGAGGCTGTATGTTTGTATAATGATTTAGTGCTAATAATTCTTCATATGAATTCGCAGAACATGTTGGAATTATATGGTCGAAGTGCCACCCACGGTATCCATAGTTATCCCAGTTCATTCCATCTCTAAATTGATTCTCTATATGTGATTTAAAATCATCTATTGAACATCCAATTATATCACTGAATTTAGATTCTTTATTTTGACTCATTCTTCTGAATGCCGACGATATTGTTTTTCTTATAGAATCTTTTATTTTATACATCTCATCATTTTCAATTTTATTTTTACGCCAAATATTTATTCTTTTATAAATAGAATCTTTATTCTTTAAGAAATACTCTCTTATGTTTTCTTTATTTTTGATTTTTGATTTTGATTTTGACTCAAGGTACTTATCTCTGTTTTCAGATCTATATCTTTTTTGATATTCATTTAACCTTTCTCTATTTGGCTCATGGTATTTTTTCTTTTGACAAATTTTACAAAGTGATGTGTAAGCAATATCTTCTTTGTATTTTCCTTTTTTATAAAAATTAGAAATATCTAAAACAAGATTACATGAGTTGCATTTCTTTTCCATAATAAAACAATAAACCCCATCAAGAAATATTAGGCTCCTACCTCTAATAAAACCTGATGGGGATTTATAATACTTTCAGACAGTAGGAGTGTCTATAATACAAATATAATTAAAATACATTACATACCCGTAGTATTTACATAATATAGCCATTTCACGCTGACGGCCGCTCGACCGAAACGACTTGAAATCGCGATGGGGGGTCTGCTTTTTGGCCGTTTCCGTCGGAATTTTTGGCTTTTTGTACGTGGGCATGTACGTATGCACGCACACATGTACGCATGTACGCATACGTGTATGCATGTACGCATGTATGCGCGCGCGCCAGTACGTGTGTGTATACCTAACTGCTTGACCTACAATACATTAACTATCTATTTAACATAATGTATGTTATAGGACAAATAGACTAACCATCTGTCTGTCAGTTAGTTAGCTAGGCTTGTCTGTCGGTCACTCGGTAGGATTCCAATAATGCCGTGCGCTCGGACGTTCGTTTGTTATGCAGTGCATAAGGTTATCAGATACGCATATCTTCCCATTTTGCGTCCGTTCGTTTTTGGATCCAATGCATGCCCTCAGACGAAGAATAACCTCACCCCCATTTAACCCAACCATTAAAGCAATTGCACCCCCATACACGCACGTACGCGCGAGAGGCATTTCTATATGTCTGATTATCAGTACATTACAAACTCATTTTCTAGCCATGCAAACTAGGGTTAAAATAGGTCAAACTAAGTATTTTTAAGTAGAACTACGTAGTACCGTCTACGTATATCTACTTAGATCGATCTACGTATAAACACGTAATTTGCTATCAAAGTAAAAAAAAAAGCTTGCGCAATCGATTTGAATGCCCCAACTTTGTTTCAAGCAAACGAGCTACACCGCCTTTTCCTAGGCACACTATATTAGGAGGTCACTACCTCTACAAGACTCTCCCGAGTCTACGTTCTTTGATTACGAGATGCAGTGCTGATAAGACGCACATTAAAAGGCAGACCCGCGGTAAGCGACCCGCGACAACAAAACGCCCGACATAGGCAAGTCGGTGAGCAAAGGTCACTCCCACATCCGAGGGTATTAATATCGGACACTGCAACCTAGCAGGAGACAGAAGGAGAGATAAGAACCCGTGAGGGCACATACTCAAACTGAAGAAGTCGAAAAAAGGTAGTGTGGGACGTATTCCCATCGTGAAATCGGATAGTCAAAGCCGTGACGCGAAAAAAGCCTATACAAGTGAGTGCTTGTACTGATGAGTCCAAAAGGACGAAAGGTTAACATATAAATTTTAGAAATCATGAGAGCAAAGAACGTAGCAAATTTCCTAGATAGATTTTTCCCTAGAGTTATGCAATATTCATCTGCCAATTGGGGCGGAAACAATGTTTGGTCTGTAGATAGCAACGGAGAGACTGAAGGTCGTTTCATTTTTCAAGATGACGAAAACAACTTCATTCTACTAGACAGAACTGAGGTAAATGAGGAGACAGAGATAAGAGACTTATTTAAATACGAGATAGGTAGTGGTGAGATTAGTAAACTTTTAAACTTTTAGAAATCATGAGCAGAATTTTAAGAATTGAAGGTAGCTTTGAGATAATCGGCTTCTTCGTAGAGGGTCAACTAGTAAGCATTAGCAAAAGACGTATAACTAATTGGAAATAGTATGAAAACAAAAGTAATCAACGCAACGGCTAAATCGATAGAGTTAGCCTTGCTCAGTTTGGCGGTAGGCGGTTTAGTAATCGCAATTATTAACCTATGTACGGGTAACTTTAGTAGCTCGGCATGTTTTGAATTTTAGAAGTCATGTGGGTAATAATTTTAGCACTAATGGCCTGCGTGGCCGTTGTAATGAACGAAGAATAGTAAATAACAATTTTAATTTTAGAAATCATGGGAGCATTAATGAGCAAAGGTAGTACAAACGCCAAGACAAAGAAGAACAAACGCGAGTCGTTAATTTTGTACCTAAAACCAGGAATGGTGATGGGTCGTAACATGTGCCCGAAGGCAAGTGATGGATGTCTTTCAGCTTGTCTAAATACCGCGGGTCGTGGTGCATTTAGCAACGTACAGAGCGCAAGAGAGCGCAAGACAATTGAGTTTTTGAATGACCGCAAATCTTTCTTAAAGCAATGCGCTGAGGAGATCAACAAGTCCGCAAGAAAAGTAGATGAGTTAGCCGTTCGTATGAACGGAACATCTGATTTAAAATTGGTAGAGATGTTGGTATCTGAGAACGAAATTGCCAGTAATGTAATCTTCTACGACTACACAAAAATTCAACAGAAAGCAGGTCGTAAAGTATTATCTAGCGGTCATGTATACGTTGTGACATTCAGTCGTTCTGAAATCAATGAGAGCGAAGCAATTGCAGTACTTCATAGAGGCGGTCATGTTGCGGTTGTATTCAATGAATTGCCTAGCGAATGGAATGGTTTCAAGGTGGTAGACGGTGACCTATCAGATGACCAAATGCTAGACCACATTAACGCAGTTGTGTTAGGTCTAAAGGCTAAAGGTAAGGCAAGAAAAGATATCAGTGGATTTGTAGTAAAATAGATATGGGAAGAATAATAGACAAGTCGTCACCATCTTACGGAAAGGTGGTGACGATATTAAGAAAACAGATGGGCCGTTACCTAATCGAATTCGAGAAGGGTGGTCGTACATACTGGTTTGCAAAAGATAAAATTGAAGAACTATGAAAACAATCGATAAAAATATAGCAGGATTCACGTTGTTGGATGCCTCTAATAACGGAAGAATATTCTTTGTAGAATTCACAAAGAAAGACGGGTCTAAAAGGCGCATGACATGTAGACGTAGCGTCACAAAGGGTCTAACTGGCAAAGGGATGGCCTACCGTCCGTTAGGCAAGGGACTCATGACAGTATTCGACATGGACAAAGGTGAATATCGAATGATTAATTTACTAGAGATAACAAGATTTACAATTAACAAAATAAAATACATCGTATTATGAAGACAAACGAATTTTTTAATCTGGATGACAAGATAACTTTATTCAGAATGAAGGCCTTACAGGTAGGCCTTTGCGACAATGTGAATTGCTACATATTAGCATTTAATTAAACTTAGAAATCATGAACGAAATTAAAAAAAGATTAGAGGAACTTCGCCAAGAAATTAGAAATGAATCAATAAGTATTGGTGAGATTATAGAATTACAGTCACTCGTTAAGCATATCGATCCGTCAGATGTTGAGCTGCTAGAGTGGGCAGGAGTTAACGAACATTAAATTTATAGACATGAAAAAATTAAAAGACATCAGAGAAGGAGCTATCGTTAGATACAGAGATAGCAACTTAGAGTATTACATCAGAGGAAAAGCAAAGAACGGGCGAGTGCATCTTAAGTGTTTTAAGCTTACACATGAGAGATACTCTCACTTGGATTGCTATCCGAAGAAAGAAGAGAATGTTGAACTATTTAAATTTTAGAAATCATGGAAGTAATTAGAACAAACTCAATAAAATTTAAGGAATTTCTTGCCTCTTCGATGGCTGAAATAGATGCAATGAACTTTGGAGATAAGACATATGATGAGCATTACAATGAATTAATGCAATGGAATGACTTTGACCTATTGTCTTATTGGATTACCTATAACGGAGTATTTGATGGTGGTGAAAGTAATTTAGAATCCTTGAAGATTCTTATCAAAGGTTCACCAACCATTAACCCAAAATCAATAATTAATAATTGTAACTTATAAAACTATAGTTATGAAAGACCTATTTGAGACACCCGAATTAATACCAGTAATGGTACAAAATGTAATCAGTACCTTTAATGAGGATGCTGATTCATACAGAGAACTATCTAGAATAGTTAGTGAACTAGAGCCGTTAGGGTATACGTTCGATTTCTATCTAGATGCAGAACCGTTTAACTTAAGAAAAATTGAAGAGCTATGAAGACATTTAAGATAGGAGAGTATGCCGTTGGTGGCATCATAAAGGCAGGAAAGAAGGACGGAATATATATCGTTTCGGTTATCAATATGGATAGCAACAAGGAGATAATGCAGAACAGCAGTCGAGACATTTGGTACATCCAATCGTTCCTGTATGACGTGACTACAGACTACTATACAGATAAAATAATTAAATACTTAAGCCATGAAAGTTAAAACATTTTTGCCCCTATTCACGGGGTTCTACGGATCACATTGGGACGAACCTTGTTTCGATGGTGAGGAGGAGTACTATAACCTACCGAGCGATAGAGATTTTTGGGAGTTTGTCGATTGGAATAAGTACCACAACCACATTGCCAGAGGCATGTGTGCCGAGCTAGAGTGCGCCATATCGGACTTTGTGAAGGGCATTGAATTCGAGCGTATAAGCAGTCCTAAGTACTACAACTTTGAGAATGACGCAATACATTGCGAGATAGATATCCAAGAGTTCAAGATACAGACCTACCTAGAGGACAACCGAGATGCCTTTGCGGACTATCTAAAGCGCAGGTATACAAGTCGAGATGGCTTTACGTCTTTCTATAGCAATGACGCTGACGAATGGATGAGCACATGGTCAAGCGATGGGTCTCACATGGTGGGCGCAGTACTTGATTTCATATGCCACAACGAGGGCATCGAAGAGCCATATGACATCACTGATTCGCATATCTCTAGCTTCTATACTGACGAGATATCGCAGTATGAGTGTGAAAGCTGACGAAACAAAACGCAATTTACCCCTTTTAATGACGGTTATTTCCTTTATTTATAAGGCTTCTGACGGTTTGATTTAAAAAAAAACTCAAACGCATAAGAAAAAAAAGATAAATAGACACATGCATATATATATACGCATATAATGTATAGAGCATTTGAATCAAACCGTCAACTCCCCAATAAACACTGGTGTTTATGCGTCATAAAAAGGGGTAAAACTTATTTTAATTCGTCAATATTGTTTGTATATTTGCAAAGTGGGGATAGAGTAGAGGTAATTGGCTACTCGAAAAGCTTTTGTCTGTGTTTTAGCTTTCCCCACTTATACAAACGCAGTCACATAACACAGACGAAAATGGCAAAGCAAAAGTGGAGACCCATAGAGGGTTGCCTTGGGTATGCGATAGGCTCGCATGGTCAAGTTAAGAGATTGAGGCATCTAGCCAATGGAAAGAGGCATAAGATGTTATCGGAACAGATTGTAAAGCCTATCATCGATAGGTACGGTATGTCTACCGTAAGAATAATAAACGATCAAGGCAAACAAGTTCAGTTAAGCGTTCAGAAGTTAGTCACAAAATACTATCTGAAGCCAGGATGCGTTTACTACAAGACTAGTCAAAACCCATCCAACAATCACGTAGATTTTTTTGTGTCGAAAGACATGTATGACCGCATGAAGTACAAACCATTTATATTTAAAAAGATAAAGTTATGACACCAAAAGAAAAAGCAGAAGAACTATTCTACAAGATGTTATCTACGGACAAGGTAGATAGTTATTCATTTGTAGGTAGCAAGGTAGCTAAACAATGCGCCTTAATTGCAGTGGATGAAATATTAGATATAGATTATTTTGATATGTCAGAAGAATATTTTGAAAATACAATGGAATACTGGCAACAAGTTAAACAAGAAATCGTGAACCTATGAAATATCTAATCTATATGTTGGTAGTTTTGCCAATACTAAACACAATAGTATTTACATTATTTTTATATTTGCTATTATGAAAAGAGGTATGTTGTACAGAGCTTTTATACGTCTCGAGAACGAGCCAGAGTTATGGGTTATGGAGATCGAAGGAAAAGAAATTTTGTCTATGGCCATTGCCATTACAGAATATATGTCTAACTTTGGATACGATTGGAAGGTTGTATCTATGAACGAAGTCAACCCAATACTAAAGATGGTGTATGACGACATTAATTTAAATTAGTATGCAGAAGAGTATAACTTTATTAAGAATGTTTGAGGTCAAGCTGAGTATCAGCACGAACCCATTCATGTTGTCTATTCATGATTGTGAGAACGGAAAGACCGTCGAGACGCAGTATGAACTAACTGACGGCAGTCCTGCCCAGCAGGCTGTGATGTATTTAAATAGGAAGGGCATAATGATAACCCACATGGCGTTGTCCACTGGTGACAGTGTTGCCTTATTAACTGAGGATATAACGACTGATATATGATTTACTTTTTTATTGGCTTCCTATCATTCTCAATGATGGTATGGGGCAGCGTGTCTAGTTACATTGCTACTAGGTACTTCGGGGTCTATGTAGGCTTCGGTGGTTTAGTTTTTTCACTTATAAATTTATTGAGTTATGCGATTAATTAAAGACCCATGGAACACGATAGTGCTGGTAGCGGTATCGATGTTAATCTTTATGTTTGTCTTGACTAGGCAGAAGATAAAAGGACACAAGGTTGATCCGCCTCCCAGGAAAATCGACAGGCCAGTTGACAGCACGTTTACTCCTCAGAAGCTGGTGATGTACCTGCGTGATGTGGGTATCAAGCATGCTGAGATAGTGTACGCACAGGCGGTACTTGAGACGGGTAACTTCAAGAGCAAGAGCTTTCGGTTGTGCAACAATCTGTTCGGCATGAAGGTCGCTCGGTCAAGACCAACAACTGCACTAGGTGAGAGGTATGGTCATGCATACTTCAAGGACTGGAAGATGAGCGTTATTGACTACGCAATGTTTCAGAGTGCGTACACACGCAAGATACGGACAAAGGAGGGGTACTATGAGTACTTGTCGAGGAACTATGCGAGTGATGTAGAGTATGTAAATAAATTAAAGAATATAATAGCTAAGTTATGAGAAGAGTAATTTTAATGCTTGCAGTATCTATGATGGTATCATGCGAGAAAGACAATCAGCCGCCAGTGCAGGAGCAGTGTAACTGCGGACTGATATTATCAGACAACGTGTCTGACTATAGTGTAGTAATCCGCAACAGCTGTTCGGGCAATGAGAAGAAGTTCTACTTGCAGGAGGGTGATTGGATGAATGCACATCCTGGAAGTGATTATTGTATAACTAATGTAACATCTTGGTAGTATGAAACAGACAGCAGTAGAATGGTTGGTTGAAAAAATGACACAAGGGGAGTTCATATCAATCCCAAAACGTGAATGGATTGAACAAGCCAAAGCAATGGAGAAAGAGCAGATATTAAATGCTTTTGAAAATGGAGAGGTCTGCACATTATTTAAAAATGAAGATACTTCAGAACAATACTACAACGAAACATTTAAATAACATGAAAAAAGCAGATGAAAAAAGATTACAGTCAGCAATAGAGGATATCCTATGGATGGCTGCAAGGTACGCACATGGAAGACACACCTATGCACCATCTATGGTGAGGGATTCAGTTAAGGTATTTAGGGATGTATTCCCAGACTTTAAGATAAAGCAAGACTTTGTCATCGAACGTCCAAGTGATGATGAGATAGGTGGATTATCCTTTAGAGATGATTATTTAGATGATATTTTTAATTATTATCCATATGGGCCAGCTAGTTTATAACGCAGTAAAATGTCTGGAATGCGACCAGACCATCGTTAGCTACCACGTACACGACTATAAGACGTGCGGATGTCCAAACGGTGCAATGGTAGATGGCGGCACGTCATACGGCAGGTATGGAGCTATGGACATGAATAAGATAGAGAAGATAGATATCTATGACGATGACGACTTTGAGGTCGTTCGCAGGCATGCTGTGAGAGGTAGTCGAGGCCCGAATGGAGATCAGTCGTTGACATGGATCCCGATATGCGACATGGATGATGACTATCTGAAGGCAGTAATAGAGTATGGTGGTGCTGAGTGGCACATTAATTTAATAAAGAAAGAGTATGAAAGCAGGAACAAAGGTGATGTGCGTTGATGACGGCATCAAGCCAGAGATGATGGTAACAATCTGTAAATATTACCATAACTGGGTAAAGAAGGGAAAGACGTATACGGTCAGAGAGGTCTTACAGAATCAAGACATAGTCCAAGGTGTATTGCTTGAGGAGATAAGGAATGAGCCAATATACATAGAGCTGATAGACAAGAAGCAGGAGCCAGCGTTTGGCATGTTTAGATTCAGAGAGCTAGAGGACGACAGGATGATGGAGAGTGTTGAACATTATGTCGAGATGATATGAATATAGGTATCCCATCTATCGCTCAGAAGGTAGCTGTTGTCGAGCAGTATATATACAAGAAGAAGGGTGTCAAGGTCAATATTGTTTTCAATAATCCATTTATGTTAGACCAGCACTTTAGAGATTTAGATTATGCATATTTAATAGCCAATGAAGAAAATAACCGTAGTAGAGAAGCATCTGAAGAGGATGAGAAGAAGGTATAACAGTAATAAGTATTTACGAAAATTAAAAGACGATGAGCAAGAAGACGTATGACAAGGAGCTGTGGCACTGCTATAGGCAGTTGTTTGCACACTCGACACCATCAGCTAGCTTTGATGAGTTAGTTGAGAACGCTAAGGTTAATGAGAGGGGACAGAAGGAGATAGACTTCATGGCCTACGAGATAGACCAAATTTTAGCTGATGAGATTATAGCTCAGACTATAAAAGATTTCAAGATTAAACCTAAGTATGTTCAGCAGCAATTTAGGACTGCAATTTATTTAGGATGTTCACCAAAATTTAAGAGAGATGGAGATAATAATTAAGGGAGGAGACCCAACAGCATGGTACTCAAGTCATGTTGGATTCAAGTACAAGATACTAGCTAAACCAAACGGCACTGATTACTATTTAGTTGACAAGCCAAACCACGGTATGTTGATGGTAAACAAGAATGACTGTGAAGAAGTATTGTTCTGCGACATATTAAAGGAGCATATGCTAGCACAATACCCAAAGACTTTTGACGATGCATTTAAACCTGACGCTCATTATGACAACACGCATGGCAGTCTGTACAAGTTTGCTGAAGATCACGGGCTGAATGCGTATGAATTTGATCTCATTAAGCGAGTCGTGAGATGCCGAAAGAAGGGTCAGTTCAAGGAAGACCTAGAGAAGACAAAGAGAGTTATTGATATATATCTAGAAGAGTATGAGAGTACTAAGCTTATTTGATGGAATATCGGCAGGTCAGTTAGCATTGCAGCGAGCTGGCATAGATGTCGAGACGTATTACGCTAGTGAGATTGATAAGTATGCTATTCAAGTCACAAAGAAAAACTTTCCTAATACTATTCATTTAGGAGATATAACTAAGTGGCAAGATTGGGATATTGATTGGTCTACTATTGATTTAGTTATCGGTGGCAGTCCATGTCAAGGATTTAGTTTTGCTGGAAAGCAGTTAAACTTTGAAGATCCAAGAAGTAGATTATTCTTTGTATTTGTTGACATATGTCACAGAGTTATTGATGAGAATCCTAAGATGAAGTTCTTGTTAGAGAATGTTCGCATGAAGAAGGAGTACCAGGATGTAATAACTCAATACATGGGGGTTAGTCCTATAGCTATAAATAGTTCATTGGTATCAGCACAAAATAGATACCGATTGTATTGGACAAATATATCTAATGTCAGTGAACCTGATGATAAGAAGATATTATTGAGGGATATATTGGAAGAAGATGTAGACTCTAAATATGATTTATCAGCAGCAAAAATAGATAGATATTTAGTTGATGGAAAACGTGCCGATCAAACTGTTGATAGCATGAAAGGTTTAACTGAGCAACGTATTGAATTTAGAGAAGACGGAAAATCAAATTGTCTTACAAGCGTTCAGAAAGATTCTCTTGTTGGTACATTGATAGTTCCTGAAGCAACAAAGAAAGGATACGTAGAAATCCAACCTAATGAAGGGGTTGATTTGACATTTATAAACTCAACGACAAGGCGAGGCAGAAGGATGGAAGATAAGAGTAACTGCCTTACAGCTGCTAATTATGACTATTGTTGGTATGATGGGTATATATGCAGAAAGCTTACGCCTATAGAATGTGAACGACTACAGACATTTCCTGATGATTGGACCAAAGGAATATCAAATAGCCAAAGATACAAGGCACTAGGTAATAGTTGGACAGTTGATGTAATTACACATATATTTAATAACATATGAAAGCTTTTGAAGAACTAGAGAACGACCCGAATGTCAGTCTGTATTGGACGGGTGACGACAGAAATCCAGACAGCTATTGGTACTTAGACCACGGATGTAAGATAGAGAAGTTTGTCGATGACGGAAGGGTCGAGATAAACAACGTCATGATGGCAGGAGATCATTACTGCAAGATAACATCTGAGCAGTATGAGGTATTCATGGATAAAGGATGGCTTGCAGGATGCTACCGAGTATGTATGGAGACGTACAGCGATAGGATAATAAGAGCCAGGAAGTTACTGAATTCTAGTTACGACCAGGAAGAGGTAGCTAATCGTATTGAGATACTTAGAAAAAAGTTATCAAGATATGTTGAATTAAACAATAAATTATAGTAAGTTTGTAACCCCTAAATTAAATTTTATAAATTATGAGTCACTGGAGAAACATGTTTACCGATGAGAAGTATCTCGGAGCATACAGTTTAGAAAAGGACGGCAAGTACGAGGCTGTCATTGTAACAATTGAGAACGTATATCAAGGAGACTTTTTGTCTCAAGGCGGTAAGGAAAAGCGTCCGTTTGTTAAGCTTAAAGAGTTCGACAAGCCAATGGTAATTAACCGAACAAACTTTAAGAGATTGGAGAAGTTCTTTAATTCATTTGACCCATCTACTTACAAGGGAAAGCAGATTGTTTTGGGAGTAGAGACTGTATCAAGTCCAGAAGGTATGGTTCCTGCACTGCGTTTTAGCACAAGACCTTTACCTACCAAGGAGAAGCCTGCAATGCCTGACGCTATGCTAGACAAGGCTATTGAATCCATTCAGTTTGGCAAGCGGACTGTAGAGCAGATAGAGAAGACTTACTCACTGACTGCTGAGCAGAAAAAAGCACTGAGCGATGTTTGATATAAAGTTCAGAGCTTCGGCTGCCGCCCCACTTTTCTTAGGTGAGGACGGACTTACAGACTCTCAGAAATTAAAACTTGAGGAATTAATAAATAAAGATAAGAGGACAGCACTACAGGAGGAGGCTATGCTTGACTTGATACGCAAGCGAGATGCAGAGCCAGAGCTACAGAAAGGTGCTAAGACTTATATTGAGGGTCTAGTTGATGAAGTTGTCTACAAGTACAAAGATAATATTGATAATAAGTATGTACGTAAGGGTATTGCTGTGGAGGACAGCGAAGAAGAAGATATTCATAAGAGTGCTATTAAGATTGCCAGTCTTGTGTGTTTTGCTGAGTATCGCAAGTCTGATTCTTATCTTCAGAAAGGCAGCTTCCATGGTCATCCAGACATCGAGGACAATGATGAAGAGACTATCGTGGACATAAAGTCATCATGGAATAAGAAGACTTTTCCTAAGCGTCCAGAGGATGGACATAACTCTCAGTATGAGTGGCAAGGTAAGTTGTACTGCTACATGAAGGGATGGAGAAAGTTCAAGCTGTGTTACGTCCTAATGACTACGCCAGAAGACCTTGTCCCAGACTACGAGGACGGATCCTTGCACTATGTCAACGACCTTGATTTAAATCTGAGGGTAACTCCAATAGACTATGTACTTACAGATGAGGACATAGCAAAAATAGAGCGAAGAGAAAAGGCTGCATTGAAGTATGCAACTGAGTACTATAATTTCTTAATCAATAAAAACAAATAAATGTTTAAAATTAAAGCAACAGTTAAACGAGTAGGACAGACTGCTCAAGTATCAGAGAAGTTCTCTAAGAGAGAGTTAGTAGTAGAGATTGCTGACGATAAGTACCCACAAGTAGTATCCTTTGAGTTTACGCAGGACAAGTGTGCGTTACTTGATGGTATCATGGAGGGTCAAGAGGTCGAGGTATCTTTCGCACTTCGTGGTCGTGAGTGGACAAATGAGAACGGAGATGTTAGAGTATTCAACACTCTAAATGGATTCCGTGTTGAAGGAGGTTCAGCTCCAGCTCCAGTGGTAGCAGCAGTTGTTGTTGACACTACTGAGGATGACGATTCATTGCCATTTTAATTAACAAACTGGGCAGGTGAGATTCCTGCCCTTAATTTTATCCGACATGATAACTATTTTTAAGAACATCAACGAGACAAACAATCCGTACTATATTACTATAGATGCGGCAATAGATCGGATAAGGACTGGTAAATCTATGTCGTTAGTCGATAAGATAAGAAGCACAGAAGATAAGGATGAAAGGAATGAACTAAAGAAGGGCCTGCCATCTGTATGTTTTGGCGGTAAGTTTTCATCACGTTCAGACAACTCTCTTATAAAGTCATCTGGAATAATGTCCATCGACTTTGATGGATTCAAGACTGAAGATGAGCTGATAGGTAAAAGGTTTGAACTAGAGATGGACGACTACACCTATGCCTGCTTCACATCGCCTAGTGGTAACGGCATAAAGGTACTAGTAAAAATACCCGACACAGATGCTAAGGGATACAAGGCATACTTCAAGGCCATGCAACTTTACTACAACTGCGAGAACTTTGATAAAGCTTGCAGTAACATCAGCAGAGTTACATATGAGTCGCAGGACGAGAGCATCTTTGTTAATGAGGACAGCAAGGTATGGACTGAAAAGATTGAGGAGAAGAAGCCTAGCGGTAAGAAGGTAATGATCCCACTTGATGACCAGAACAAGACGATTGAATTCCTACACAAGTGGTGG